GACAACCCTGACCTAAGTGATTATTTTGAAAATAAAGACAATAGATATTATGAATATATCCGTATCTGTTCACGCATAAAGAGAAGAATTAGACGTGACCAAATAGAAGGCGGTATGGTAGGGCAGTATAACGCTAGTATTACACAGCGTTTAAATAATCTTACTGAAAAGATTGAGAATTCAAACTTAAATAAAGAAGTACCACTTTTCCCAGATGTTCAAGAGAACGACAGCAATTAATAAGATACTTCAAATGAAAGCTCGTAAAAGAGTTATTCAAGGCGGTACAAGTGCGGGAAAAACGTATGCTATCATTCCTATACTAATAGACAAAGCGTTAAAAAAAGGAAGATTAAAAATTACAGTTGTAGCAGAAACTTTGCCAGCAGTAAAAGAAGGAGCTTTAGACATCTTCAAAACAATAATGGAAGATACAGGAAGGTGGATTGATTCTAATTGGAACGCTTCAAGTTTAACCTATACATTTGGGAATAAAACAAGAGTACAATTTAAATCATTTGATACCGAAGGCAAAGCCAAAGCTAGTGGTAAACGTGATATTTTGTTTTTAAACGAAGCCAATCATATTGCTTTTCCAATAGCAGATGCTTTAATAATTAGGTCGATTGAAACATATATTGACTTTAATCCTGACAATGAATTTTGGGTGCATACAGAGGTACTACCAGAACACAATAGCGAATTTCTATTGCTTACTTACTTAGACAATGAAGGGCTTTCAAAAGAAACACTAGAGGATTTATTAATAAAAAAGAAGAAATCAGAGACTTCTAGTTATTGGGCTAATTGGTGGAGGGTTTATGGTGAGGGGCAAATAGGCAGTTTAGAGGGTGTTATATTTAATAATTGGAAAACTATTGATAATATACCAGACGAAGCTCGATTGATAGGTTACGGGCTTGATTTTGGGTATACCAATGACCCGACCGCAATAGTAGAAGTATATAAGTACAACGACCAAAGAATATTAAATGAAATATGCTATAATAAAGGGTTGAGTAACTCGCAAATTGCAAAGTACATTACAACTAAGCTACCTTGTTATTGTGATTCAGCAGAACCGAAATCAATAGCAGAGTTAAGAATGTACGGTATAAATGCTTACGGTGTTACCAAGGGGGCTGATAGTGTTAATTTTGGTATACAAATAATGCAAGAAGAAAGTTATTTGGTAACAAGTAAATCACTAAATTTGGTAAATGAATTACGTAAATATGCGTGGGATAAAGATAAGAAAACAGGGGCTAAATTAAATAAGCCAATAGACTCTTTCAATCACATAATTGATAGTACAAGGTATCACGAAATGGAAACAATAGGTTTAAAACGAAATAAAGGTAAATATGGAATCAGGTAAAAGTTTAAGACAAATGATTAATGAGAGCAGCGCAAAGGTTGTAGATGCTTACAAGGATGAGTATGGGGACAATTGGAAATTCCAATGCGTTGAGTCAATCGACAATGAAGTAGCGAAAGCTGAAGCATCATTGAAGTATTGGAAGGGTGTTAGAGCTAAAGTAATAATAGCAAAATGAGTTGTAGATTGACACCAGGTTTATATCGCGATTGTTATGGATATCAAAACATAAACGATTTTATAATACATGAAGTATTGTATAAAATAAGAAATTACAATAGTATACTATGCAAGTAGAGATTGAAATACCTTCAAACTTATCCGAAATCAGTTTAGATAGGTATCAGAAGTATATGGTTACTTTGAATAACTCAGACGATAAAGAGTTTGTATTTCAAAAGATGATTGAAATATTTTGTGGGCTTGAATTAAAAGAAGTTGTCAAAATGAAAGCATCGACCGTAATAGAATTGGTGCAACACTTTGACAAATTATTTAACGAAAAAACAAAGTTTAAACATAGGTTCAAAATGAACGGTGTGGAGTTTGGATTTATTCCAGACCTTGAGGAAATAAGTTGGGGGGAATATATCGACATTGAATCTAACATCGGAGACTTTCAAAACATACACAAAGCGTTAGCGGTTATGTATAGACCGATTGTAAAAGACGTTAAGGGCAAATATGAAATAGAACCTTACAAAGGTGATTTAAGTTACTCAGAGGTTCTTAAATACGCACCCTTAGATGTTGTACTTCCTGCATCTGTTTTTTTTTGGACTTTAGGAATAGAATTAATAAGCAGTACGCTGTCCTCTTTGGAGAAAATGAAGAACAAAACCCATATTCAGAGAATGTTCAATTCAGCAAACAATGGGGATGGTATAGCTCAATCTATCATGTCGCTCAGGGAGACATTAGAAGATTTGACGAAGTTACAGCGTTGGGGCTTCATCAGTGCTTAACATTTTTAACCTTTGAACAACAAAAAAGTAGAATTGAGGTTAAACAATTAAAGCGTTCACATGAAAAACTATTATAACCTATCTACATTACTGCATGACTCTATACTTGCAGACCCTTTAGTTAATAGAGTAACGAAGGGCAGCCTTGATAAAATCACAAATGCTAAGCAAGATATGTACCCATTGTGCCACATTATATTTAACGATGTAGCATTTAGAGGTAATACAACGGTGTATAATGTTTCATTGGTTATGATGTCAATAGTAGATATTAGTAAAGACGATGTAGTTGATATATTCAAGGGTAATGATAATGAGGATGACGTGTTAAACACTACTTTAAGCATACTTAACAGGATATTTGAGAGAGTAAGAAGAGGAGATATAAACGACGCTGGCTATGAAGTACTGGACGACACTGCAAGTTGTGAACCATTTGTTGATAGGTTTACCGATGCGGTTGCAGGTTGGACAATGACCTTTGATGTATTGGCTCCAAACGAAATGACAATATGTTAGCAGATTTAAGAGAGTCGGGGCTACAAGGCGCGTTGGACAAGTTCAAGGCTTCGGTAATTAAACAGGCTCGTACTAATTTAACGAAAGGACGCGCGCCTTTTGGGAGCCACAACAACACCAGGAAGTTATACAACTCTTTGAAAGGTGAAGCGAAGGTTTATGCTAAAGGTTACTTTCTAAACTTTCAGATGGAAGAATACGGTAACTATCAAGACAAAGGTGTTAAGGGTAAGAAGTCAAGTGCTAAAGCCCCTAACTCACCGTATAAATTTGGGAGCGGAACGGGAGCAAAAGGAGGATTAACGGAGGGAATACAAAGATGGGTTAAGGCACGTAAATTTCAATTTAGACAACGTGACCCCGAAACAAAGAAGTCTACAGGTAAGTTCTTATCGTATGAACAAACTGCATGGATTATAACACGGTCAATTTATGCGAAAGGATTACGACCGACTTTGTTTTTTACTAAACCATTTGAAGCAGCTTACAAACGTTTACCACAGGAATTAGTCAACGATTTGAAAATAGATTTAGAGAAAATATTTAACTATTCAATTAAACAACCGAAATGATTAGAGCAAGGTCACCGTATATCATTAGCATCAACGAAACAAGTCAGGTAAGCACACGAATAGAGCTATTTATCAGTGCGACAACGTTCAGTGGTACACCACAATACAACTTAAGTAAAGCTATTCCTGCATCAAACGCACCAACAACTTATTATGACATTGCGCCTTACATTCGTGAATACTTTGACCACACGGTTTATACTAATATTACATCACTAACATCTACATACCTTAGTATTCAAAAGCTAAACGTTAGGGTAAAGAGATATAAGACCGTAGGAATTACAGAGTCGTTAATAGATACAACAGACGAAATCGCAACGGATGGATACAATGATTTTGCGGATGGCATTAATAATAATGCTGTTGATTACTTATTGGACGAAAAAACATACTACTATCATAGTGGGTCAAATGCAGGTTTTATATTAGCACGTGTTCAAACAGGCGATAAAGTAAGATGGACAGACCCTGAGGGAGTTACTTACTTAAGTTCATCACTTACTCAAGGGTTCTACTATTTTCCACGAGCGTATAATAGTAGGTTTACTGAAAAATGGACAACACAGATAATTGACTCAGGAAGTGCAGTTCAAGCGACATGGATATTCAAGCCTGTTGAGGAATGTTTGTACACACCTGTTAAGGTTGACTTCATAAATAGACACGGAGCGTTCCAACGTGAGTTTTTCTTTAAAGCATCTAACGATAATATCGAAGTAACCAACAAAGATTACAACTTAATGCAACCGTACAATTATAGCTTAACAGGGGGGCAAAGAACAACGTACAATCAAAACGGAAAACAAAGTATTAAGGTTAATAGTGGATGGGTAGAGGAAGATTTTAAGGACAACTTAAAGCAATTAATGTTGAGCGAAAAAGTGTTAGTAGATGAAAAGCCTGCTATTCTTAAAACTAAATCAATTGAACTAAACAAGTCGATAAACACAAAACAAATTAATTATAGTTTAGAATTTGAATTTGCGTATGATTTAATTAATAGCATTGTATAGATGAGAAAGGTAGACGTATACATAGAAGTTATTGCTAATTCAAATAACTATGAAAAGTTAGAGTTGTTTAACGATGAAGAAATTCAAATAAATAGTTCGATTCAAAACGTTCAAGACCTTGCAAAGGTTTACACTGACTTTACTCA